TCTTCAGATAATAGATTAGCAATATTAGCAAATGCTTTAATGATCTTTGGATTATCACCTAATCTAGATCCATCTCTTAATTGAGTATCAAGAAGTTCTGGTTCTAAATAAGTTTGAGCAACATTTGCAGCTTTTCTCAAGTTGTCATCGTATGCTCTTCCCCATTCTGATCTTAAAGCATTAGTAGCTTCAGCTTGTGCAGTTTCCATATTCACTGACATTTCTTTTGCTGAGCCTTCTAATGTTGATTTATAAAACTCTAATATGCCTTGAGCTTGTTTATTATTTAAACCTAGCTTGTGAGCATTTTGTGCGAAGCCTTTGATTACTTTTTCATCAACAGGAGCAACATCAGTTTTAAATTCTAATTTATAATTATCAGCAGTTTCTGGTCTGCCTAATTTATTATAAACTTCATTCCACTGTTCATCTGTAGCAGACTTTCCTGGTAGAGGAATCTTATCAGTTCCAATCATAGATACTGCATTGATGTAGCTTTTAGCTAACGCATCTAATTCAGTAAATTTTTCTATGTTTGGATTTGATCTATACTCTTCAGAGATCGCTTCTTTCCAAGTCTTGCCAGAAGATGGTTGAGTTGGTTGTTGTGTTGAGCTTAGTATTGGTTGTGATGTTTCCTGTGTACTTTGTGTTGTTGCACTTGTAACAGGCTGAGTTCCCTCAGTTGTCTGTACTTGTTCTAACATTTTATTTTCCTTTTAGTTTATCATTTAGCAGCATGTTTTTAATAAATAGAAGAACGCTGCGTTGTCCCTCCATATATGCACTTTCATGGCTATCACCTCTTATGTTGGTGGTAACATTATAGTGGCATCTCTTTTCTAAATCTGCCATGACAATCTTGCCATCATCAGATTCAAAAACCATTTTATAATATTCTTTTAATTTATTTATTTGTTCTTCCATTTATTTTCCTTTCGTTTGTTATTCTTGTGGTGCTACTAAAGCTCTAGCCTCCTCAGGTAATGCCTTGGCAAGTGGTGCTACAGCTCCACCAGCTTGTGCAATTTGTTGCATTTGTTGCATTTGCATTTGTTGATCTTGTTGTTGTTGTTTCTGTTGTCTAATCGCATTAACTTCTGCTTTAGAGTTTAATACTTTAGCAGGAACTCCAACAATATCAGCTAAGTGTGTTACTAAATTATCAATATTGATATGATCAAATACTGGTGATACTTGTGCAAGTGATCCAAATATTTCTATAGCTCTCATAATAGATTGTAGTTCAGAAGATCTTTGTGCTTTAGCAAGTGGTGATACATATTCAATTTGAATATCTACACCTGATAAAAAATCTGGTGCTGGTTTAAATAATTTCTTTCTAAGTAATATTGCAAAAGTTCTATCAATTAATGGTCTTAATAATTCTGATTGTAATCTTCCTAGAACTGGACCAAGTAATCTCATCTTCTCTTCGTTACGTTGTACAACTTCTGTTGCAGTCATTTGTGGACCAGATTGCATCATTAATTGATTTACATAAAACGTATCTCTAATAGCATTTCTTCTTTGCTCTTCCATGTTTAAACCTAATGGATTATTTGCACCAATGTTTAATGGTTCAATTCTATCTCTAGTTCCTGCTCTGTAGAAATTTAAACCACCTGGTACTGTTCTTACTGGTAAAATAAATCCATCGTCAGGAACTAATAAAGGAGGATCAACTTGTTTTTGAGCTGCTTTGATTGTCGTCTTAGACATTTCATTTAACATCTTTACATCTGGCAATGCAGTCATTGCAGGTGATCTTCCATAAATTTCAAATGATGCTTTTAAATAACGTGGTACTACATAAGGGAACTCATTAAATCCTGATTGAGATATTTCGTGTTTGTTTTCTGGTTCAATATAACAAGATGCAAATGGCATATTCTTGTTATCTTTTTTTCTAGGATCGTAATTCTCTCTTGGATATACAACGTGAAGAATTGTAATTTCTTCATAAGGATCTTTTAATGCAATACCTCTAGTTGTTTTAGAAACATTCTTTTCGCCAAATTGCATTATACATGCACGAGCTGTTAATTTAAATTTTCTAAATACTGTATCTACTTTTCCTTTATTGTTTTCTGATATGTAAACTTCACCAATGTGTCTTGTAGAAAATCTTACTATATCTTCTTCATCATCTTCAATATACATTGCTGCTGTACCGAAAGTAATTAGATCGTGATATAGTTCAAATATTTCTTGTTGGAAATTAGATCTGTTAAATGCTTCATACATTTTCTCTGTTGAATCTTCTAACCATTCCTTTGCCGCATCTTCATCTATTAAATCTATATTTTTAAATTTTAATGAGAACCAAGGTGTTGCAGGGTTAGTAAGCATACCATGTAGAGATGCTGATAATAATTCTACAGCATGTAATGGTGATGAATCAAATATTAATTCAGATCGTTTATCGCCTGGTGATCTTCTTTTAGTTACATCTGCTTTTCTTGGCATCATGTAATCTGATACTTCTTGCCAATGCGATTCCCACGTTTGACGTTGTGTTACTAATTTTCCAAATCTCTTTAAGAGATCTTTTACTAAATCGGTTTCACCCATTTATTATCCTAGTAATGTTGGTGTGCCTAAAGTTGCACCTTCTTGAACGCCTGCAGCTCCAGTTAATATAGTTGGAGATCTACCACGTCTTCTTCTTTTAATTCCTGAAGCATCCATATCTGTTGCAGCCGATTGTGATACTACTGCAGTTGTAGGTGCGGCAGCGACTGGTGCAGGTTGTGGTGCAGGAGCTGATGGTCTAGATGCAAAAGGATTTGGAACTGCTCCACCCATATTATTCTCCTAGCAAGGTTTTTTTCTCTGTCGTTGCTTCTTCAACTAATGGAGATGTTAATATTGTACTTGATCTACCTTTACGTTTTCTAATAATTTCATCTTGCTCAGCTTTTACTTTTGCCTTCTCTGCTTCCGACAGTTCTGCTTTTGGCGGTTCAGGTAAAGGTTGCACTGGTGGCAAACTTGGCATTTTTGGCGATAAGAATCCCATATATAAAAAATCCTATATTATTTTGTACTCACTATCTGCTACACTTTGCGGTGCAGATTGTCTAGTATTTATTTCTTGGATTCCAACTGCAAGGTAACGCATAGCATCACAAGCGTGTGAACTCCAATCATGTACAGGCTTAGATCTAAACATTCTGTTTTTATCTATAAACTTCCTATGGTAGTGTCTTAACGCATCTATAAGTTTTTTGCAATGGTCTGTATCAATCCAACATCTAGGTAGTAACATAGTGGTTGCATGGATTCCATCTTCAAATGGAATCTTAGGAACTACTTTAAAATTTACACCTAATTGATAAGCAACCTCACGTCTTGTTTTACCATTACCAAAATCTGTAACTTCAATATCGTGTGGTGCAAAATGATCTTTATAAACATAATCTTTAGTTTGTAACATTTGAACATAATGCGGTAACCCTTGACCACGTTCTTCGTAGTAATCTATTATATTAATTGCTCTTCCCATTTGTTGAAAGAATATAACTGCTGAATGATCTGACACTCCTAGATCCCATGAAGTAGATACAGGTAGTGATGGATCATAAGGAACTCTTGTTAGCTGCCTAGCATCTTCTATCTTAGTTATAACATCTCCATAAACAGCACCTTCTATATTTGCAATCCAATCGCATTCAAATTCTTGTAGGTATTTCTTTTCACCCATTACTTTCTTTGCAGCTTCTAATTCTGATTGATCAACTATATTTGTTTGCGATGCTTTAGCTTTATAATGAAACCATTGCTTATCCCCTTGTGCGTGTTGGAATAATTCATAGAAGTTATTATTAGTACCTTGTGGTGTACCAATAAATACGCACCATCCTTTTCTATCTGATAATGCTGGTCTAATAATTTCTGTAAATAACTTACCTTGTACGTTTGCATACTCATCAATAACGCAACCATCTAAATAGATACCTCGTAATCCATCTGAGTTCTCTGAACCTAACAATGTTATTCTAGCTCCATTAGGAAGATCACAACGTAATTCTGTTTCATTGAATTTAACACCAGGTATTAATGATGTGTATTGTTTCATATAATCCCAAGCAATAGACTTAGCCTGTTTAAAAGTGGGTGCTATATAGGCGTATCTGGGTGCTTTGTTAGTAGAACGTAGTGCTGACATTAGTAGATGATTAATCATACATACTGTTTTGCCAAACCTTCTATGGCAGACTAATACTGACCAGCGATATTTCTTCATATTGAAATGAAGTTCAATTTGCTTTTCTCTTGGGTAGTATGGAATTTTGTATTGTATTGTACCGCTGTTAATTACTGTTTCAGTTATAGTAGTCATTAATGAATCGCCTTAGACTTTTCATTGCTTATGATTGCATTTTCAATATTCAACAACATCATTAACCAAGAACTAAATATTGCTGAGTGTTCTTTGTTTTGTAATCCTGTGAACTTAACTGTTATTGAATTGTCTTTCTCAATATAAACAACTGCTTTTACGTTGGCTGTATAAAAGTCATTGTCATCATCATCTTGGTACATTGATCTGTTCATATACTATTAGTAGTATTTTAATATTATATTAAGGTTGGTCAGGCAAAGAAAAAAGGTGGCGGGTTGTTTGTGGATATACCCATTATAAGTTAGCGATTTTGTGTGTGGCGAAGATTGTGTGGTGAACTGACTATGGCTCAAAGTGAGTTCTCTAGTCCCATGTATATATATATATAAAATGCGTGGCGGTTTATGGGGTGTAGGGGGGTGTGGCTATCCAAAAATGCAGGTATTTCTACACAACTATTAATTGCTAGTGATAATCATAAGTTATCGCTAGTAATATATTGCGATGCACAATTCTATGTTGCAGTGCAAGGGTGATAACGTTTAATTATCGGAAATGTATTATTAGTTGTATTGGTCTAATACTGTTGCATTAATATCACAGTGTTGCATATCCGACACAAATACACACAATGTAATTGATCGCAATGTATTAATAAATAG